TTCAGCAAGTACCCGGTCCCGGTGAACTTCGGGTTCGTTGAGCTGACCGCCGCCGACGTGACGCGGACCTCGACCGCCTTCGCAGCCTCATCGCCGATGAGGGCGAACAACGACACGTCGACCTCGCCCGCCGCGAAGCTCTGGTTCATCTTGGCCGTGATGCGCCACTTCTTCAGGCCGGGGAAGGCGAGTTGTGTGCTGGCCGCGAAGGTACTGGCGTCCTTCTCGTCCACTTCGTAAGAGAGTTGAATGCTCTTACAGAAGGAGGAAAGGTTGACACCGTTGAAAGAGAAGTATACGTCCTTGAGCATGCGAGCTATATGGCTACCCTCACTTTGTGAAGAGCGGCGTTAGTGCCGCCCACCGAAGCGCGCCCCAATGTCGCCATTAGGTCTTCGCGCCCAGCAGTTAGTGTTGGACTTACGGCAGTCTTGTTTCTCTCCTGGTGACACAGCCCTGTGCGCCGCGCCGCCGCAGTCTTCCCCGCATACCGGACTTCTCCGGTTGTCGGATCATGCAGCGTGTAGACCGTGGTCGCCATTTACGTTGACGGTCCAATCCCGACCGCCACGGCAGCGGAGAACGTCGGCGATGTTCCGCCCGTGATCACGTACTCGACCCTGTACCAGGTTTCGGTGAACGGCCCCACCAGCTCCACCCATTGCGATGTCGGGGTGTTGAAGTTCGTGAAGGTGAGTCTGGTAACCGAGCCGGCCGGCCAGGTGTTGTCCGCGTCACCCTTCACCGTGATCGCGACGCTCGTCGGCGCTCCTGTCACTCTCGTGACGTGCAGCGCCGCGTAGAGCTTCTGGGTTGCGGAGACGGCCCCAAGCTGCGAGGACGCTCCGTTACCGCTTGCGCCCGACTGAGCCGCGACCGGGAAGAGGACCTTGCCCGATACGAGTCGGCCGGACGTAATCGGGAGCTTGATCGAGAACGGGTGCAGGTCGCCGACCGCCCCGCCAATGATGTCGCCCTTGATGAGCAGCGCTTTCCAGAAGCACGCCGGGTCGCCCTCGGCGTAGCCTACGGACCGGCTCGCGGCCGGAGCCAGCGTGACCGGGAACTCGGTGGTTGCGCCAAGCTTCGCATCGATGAAGCTCTCGGAGTACGGCAGGAAATTGCCGATGATCCGCTCGTTGGCTGTTCCGGATTCGTTCACGAGCCCCGTGGTGTCGGTGACTGTGATAGTCGTTGCCGTAACCGTCGCGATGATCTTTGTCGTGTTGTCGCCGCCCGCGGTGAAACCGGAGGAGACGATCGTCTGGCCTGGGGCGAAGCCGTCGGCCAGGAAGCTACCCGTGGCGCGGACGAAAGCCAGCGCTGTAACGGCGATCGTCAACGCGCCTGCGCCAGAGTCGGGGTTGGGGACGCCCACGTCCATCAGGCCCGAAATGTCGCAGCCGACCTTCATCAGGCCGGGAAACGTGGTCTGGGTGCCCATGATGGCAAGAGTGGACGAGTCTTTCTCTTCCACCTCGTAGCTCAGGTTCACCTTGTTGCTCTTTCCGGTGAAGTCGTACTGGTCGATCAGGACGCGGGAATTGAATAGGCGCGGCATGGATTACTCCTCCTGGTCGCGGTTGCAATCCGCGCAAACGGCACCCGGCCCAGAGCCTGATTCGTACTTCTTGAGGTTCTTGGACTCACAGAAATGACACCCCGGAATTGCCTCTGTCAGCGTTGGCGCCGGTGGCTTCGCTAGCAACGCGTGAATCGTGCGAACCGCGGCCTGCGCCGACTGAATCGCAGCGTCAGCGGACGACAACGCCAGAAGGATCGCCTGCTCGTTCGCCATCGTAAGCAGTATCGCCGATAGGACTGGTTTTGCCACCCGCTACGGCTCACCTCGGCGATCAGCTACGAGGGGTACTTCTGGGCCTCGTAGTTGGCCTGAACGCGGAAGAAGAGGTTCCCGTCCTCCGAGAACTCCTGGAGGTTGCCGAGGATTCTGATGCGCAGGTACACGCAGCCGTTGACCGTTCCGCCGAATCCGTTCAGTAGCGACCGGCACAGCCGGGCCTTCGTCCATCCCGTGAGTTGGGAGGCCGCCCGGCAGACCACCTGGAAGCGTGGGCGCTCCAGCTCCGGGCTGGCGAGGCCGCCCTCTTTGAACGTGTAATCGTTCTCGTCCCCGCCGTACACCTTGATCGCGACCGTGGTGTCGGGTTGCTCGGGCGACGGCCCAAGCACCAGGTCGGTTCCAGCCACGCCCGCCCCACCGTCGCCGAGGATCTTGAGGATGTCGTCTTGCAGCATTCAGATCACCCCGCCGAGCAGGCGCTCCAGGTTCGCGAGCGAGTGCGCCTTTCGCTGGAGGTACGGAAGCTCAAGGTACTTGGCTTGTCCGTGATTGTGATGCGCATCCAGGTCTTCGTGGACGATGTACGCGTACCCAACATCCACGTCTTCGCCCGTCTTGCCCTTGGCTACGCCTCCGTACCCGATGCGCACTACGATCTCGCCGTTCTCGTCCACGGGCTTCTCGACGAGACCCGTACTCTTCAGCGCTCCTACGTCCACCGGGACAAGGGGCTGGGACATCGACATGATCTCCAGTCCCTCGGAGTACGCCCAGCGCCGAACGATCTTGTCGACCTTCCTCACGGCGCGGTCGGGATCGAGCGCGTCGGCGAGTACCCGGACGTTGAACTTGAGGGTGTCGGTCATGGTCAGAAGTTGATGACGGTCTCGCCGTCCGTTCCGAAGATGCCGGGGTTCCTTTGAATCGAGAGGACCGGCGGCTGCTGGCGCGGGGCGTAGCTGGCGGGAAGCGTCAGCCTGTCCCGAACGCCCACGGGCACGCTGCCCTCCAGGACCACGCGACCAGAAGACAGCACCTCGTGACCGTCAGCGCCTACGACTCGCCGCGTCCGCTGTTCGACCCGGCACTCGTAGGTCTTGGGACTCCCGAAGCTCTGACCGCCGCGCCAGCCAGAAACGGCCTCAGCGGAGAACGCCTCCAGGGTGATCTGCTCCCAGAGCATCCCACTGTAGATGCTCACGGATCGGATCTCGTCACGCGCATCAGTATCCGGTCGAGCTTGGCCTCGATGCGAAGCGAGCGCTCTTTCAGCTCCAGGATGTCCTCTCGAATCGCGGCGATTTCGCTACCGCGCACCGCGTCGTTTTTTTCGTGCTCGGAGATCCTTGCCTCGCTGTTGCTGATCTCCTTGGCCAGGTCGTCCCTTACCGTCATGACCTTCACGGTCGTCTCGTCGAGCTTGCTGACCTGGGACTCCCATGCGAACCCGGCCAACGCCAAGACGGCGGTACTCACCATGCTCACGGCCCACACTCGGGCGCTAAACAGAACCCTTGCTGTCCACCGCCGACTCGTGTCGATTTCCTGGTTGAGATTCACCTGGTGCTCCAGCTAGATATGATTGCCCTTGTAGCGGGCCATGATGCTGCAAACCTCGGGGATCAGCCCAGCGGAGTCCCGAAACGAGAGGCTCAGGGCTCCGGTGCTGATCGAGGCGATCCCTGGACTCTTGCGCGGGAACAGGTGCGCGATCTGCATGAAGCACGCGAGCTTGGCGTCGAAGGGAACGGTCGCGGTGGTCGACCAGCGACCAGCCTTGTAGGTTATGATCCATTCCGAGACGAGGCCGTTGGTGTCGAACGGGAGCGGCCACGACGAGAAGTGGCGCAGGCGCCCCGTCAACTTGTCGGGCCGGTAGTCGGTGGCCGGAATGCTGTTGGCGGCGTCGTCGCCGATCGAGGTGATCGACACCACTGGATACTTGCGGAGCCAGATTGCCCCAACCAACGGGGCGGTGTAGCGCTCGACCCAGTCTCGCTGCACGAGGGGCGTTCGGCACCAGTTCTCCAGTTGCAGGGAAACGCCCGCGATCATGCTGTTGATCGCGCCGTCCTTGATGGAGGTGTTGATCTCCAGGTGCGTCTTCGCTTCTGAGAGCGTGACCAGATCGGTAATCATCCAAGGCTCCGCTCAGTAAGGGGCAACGAGACGGGGCGTTTGCGCGCCCCGTCTCAAGGAATGGCGGCCTTAGACCTTGTACGGATGTCCGCGCAGCACCACGATCGCGATGGGCGTGCCGACCGTGTGCGTGCCCACGGTGTCGAGCCGCGGCTTGATGTAGCGCTTCGATCCCATGTACGCGACCGCGATGACCTTGGTGTCCGAGGTCGGCGCGTCGATGATCGCCATGCTGTCGCCCTTGAGGTTGGCCGCCGCAGTAACCGTGTAGTTGCTGTCGGTATCCGACTCCTCGATGATCGGCTCGATCGTGAGCGAGCCGCTCAGCGTGTCGCCGGAGTTGCCGATAACGAACAGCACGAGCGCGGACCCGAACCCCTTCAGGTCCACCGCGGCGCCCTGCCCGTCGGTATCGTCGTTGCAGATGTTCGCTTCGGCCGAGTACGCAATACCCCCGTCCAGGACGGAGTAGAGTTCGTGTTTCGCCATGATCCTTGTTCTCCTACGGGAAAAAGCAGCCTTCTAGATCTTGGCCGCGTGACCGCGCAGCACCACGATCGCGACCGGGATGCCGTTCGTGTGCGTGCCCGTGAACTCGAATCGCGGCTTCAGCCAACGCTTCGGTCCGATGTACGAGACCGCGACGACCTTCTGGTCCTTGGTGTTGGCGTCGATGACGGAGTAGTCGTCGCCCTTGAGGTCGGCCGCCGGGGCCGCCGCGTAGGATCCGTCGGTGTCCGACACGTCGATGATCGGCTCCAGCTTGTCCGAGCCGGACAGCGTGTCGCCGGTCGCACCGCAGATGAACAGCACGAGAGTGGAGCCGAACCCCTTCAGGTCCACCGCGGCGCCCGCGCCGTCCCCGTCCACCTTGCCCAGCTTCGCCTCGCCCGAGTACGCAATGCCCCCGTCCAGTTCAGTGTAGAGTTCGTGTTTCGCCATGATCCTTGTTCTCCTGAGAAAGTGTGGATCCGGGGCGAGCTACTCAG